ATTCTACTTGGTAGGGGCGAATGGCAAACTTTTTGCTGCCATTGTACGGGTAGACATCGCCAAACAAATCGGATTGAATATTTCCAGCTGGCGGGCTATACGCCTTGCGATTGTCAACGATGGAGATCTCATATCCCCATTGATCGAGATAGGGAAGAATTTGATCTAGGAGTCTATAGTATGTCTTTCCAGTGGAATGGAAAAACTGGATTTTTCCATTCCACTTTCCCAAGCGAAACGCGGGCATGAAAAAGTATCCATCAACAAACACGGAAAATTTGTTAATGAGAAATTCTGAGTGTTCTGGAGTTAACCCACTAAAATAGCACCATACTTCGTCTTTAACAGTCAGTGTGCAATGTTTGGTCATTCGTGCTTATAAATAAGGTATCTTGGATATTTATGGAAGTTATGTTCTACGTTTATTGCTATTTCAATCCCTTAAAACCTTCAACTCTTCATGAGTGCGGATTTGAACCATTCTATGTTGGCAAGGGAAAGGATGATCGAAAAATTCACCATCTCTTTGAATCAAAGCTGGCTCGTGATTCCAATAAACTAAAGAAAAATACTATCTCGAAAATACGCGCTCATGGAATGGACCCGTATATTCTTACGCTCTCTGAATTTCAAGATGAAGAATCCGCATTCGCTGAAGAAAAACGGCTCATTAAACTGTGGGGACGACGCGACTTAGACTTGGGTCCTCTAACCAATATGACTGATGGAGGGGAGGGACCCTCTAACAAAATTGTGACCGCTGAAACAAGAAGAAAAATATCCAAAGCAGCGTCCAATGTCAGCCCATCGAAAGAAACTAGACGAAAAATTTCTGAAGCCGGTAAGGGCAAGAAACAATCCGCTGAGCATATCAAGAAAAGAGCTGAAGCACGTGATGGTTACAAGCACTCTGAAGAAACCAAAAAGAAGCTATCAGAAGCGCAACAGCGAATTAGAGAGACAGCAGAATGGAAAGCTAAGGCTAGTGCTGCGCAGAAAGGTCGAAAACTTTCTCCACAGCACATCGCCAAAATGATCATGAACAATCCACGATCAAAGCCGATTCATCTAATGGGAGTAAATTATCCCAGCTTTAACGCAGCAGTTAAAGCTACAGGCTTAACGCCTGGAAAAGTCAAGAAACACCCAACTTTCAAACCCATTTAGGTGGGATCGTAAAGTAGGATTTCGAACACGTTCGTGGCGGCCCCAGGCGTTCCAGTCCAGGTGACGAAGTGTCGTTCAATCGCAAGATCTTTAATGACTTGCGACCAATTGATCTGCAAATTATATCCTTGACTTAAGGCAGCAGAAACTGCATTCGTGGTTGCCGAAACAACACTCAAGAATTTTGTGATGCCAATCATCTCTTGCGCAGTCAAGACGCTTTGTTCACTAAGAATAAGCTGCGTCCCGTCAGTTTTGACAATGACATATGCGATCTTGTCCTTTACAACTTTACGAGGTGTCGCAATAGTGGTGGTGTTAGAGAAGAACCATGGTGACGCACCACCTGTTGACGTTATGGTGCTCCCATTCCCAGTAGATGTTGTATTGGATTGGGTGTTATTACCAGATCCAGGAATTGGCAAACTAGTCGTTGTGCCAGTGGAGGGGGACTTGTTGCCGTGCGGCCAAGACGGATCCGGCACGCCATTTCTTACAAACTGATCATTTTGATCCATTCTGCATCCTCATATTTTTTACGACCATCGATCACGATGTATGAATCACACTCTGTTCCAACGAGAGGTTCTTCGATCTTATTGTATTGCGCGATGACAGCAGCTGCAGGAACACTTTTGTCAAGACGAGTTTTCTGACGTTCCAAAATAGTTTCAAGCGGTGTCAGAACATGAATCATCACGACATGAAATCCATGATGCTTCAATTCTGTCGACCATTTTGCTCGACTCTTTTTAGACGCATTCACATTATCAACGATGATGACATCAGCATTATGCAGACACTCTTTCCAATAACCAGTCACTGCCTCATCCAACACCTTGGGATTTGCAATGCACCAATCATAGGCGGCCGCATAGAGGGGAGCGGGCCCCTTCGGAATACGTTCGCCAGATTCAGCAAATACCTTGCATCGAAGATCATCAAGAGAGAATGGAGCAATTTTCCCAGGATGATTATTTTCAAGCCAACGGCGAACTGTGGACTTGCCAGAACCAGATGGACCGATAAGGATGAATGCTTTTTTCATAGAATAGCCTGTTCAAGTTCCGCGACGCGCAATTTAGTAATATGGCCCAACATCCAGCCCATCTGTTCAAAGCCCTTCACGAGAGCTTGCAGCCGCTGCTTGACAAGTTGAACTTCAATGATGATTTGATTCATTTCAATGATCTCTTTCTCACCATTTACATACGCCTTGATGTCATTGGGGCCAAGAGCACGCGCATAACCTTCTGTGTATTTTTTCCAATACTTGGCGTAAATGCGATCCTTCAAATTAACTACCCATTCTTCGAGAGACTTCATCTCCTGGTAGTATTGTTCGAATTTCTGTTGGTTATGGGGAAGAGTTCGGCATATTTCTTCAATACGCCGACCTTCTAGATTGAAGAGCCCATCACCTTCTTCAACGCGTTGTTCGTACTTAGCCAAGAGATCAAGTACGTTAACAAGTTTCTGTTCCTCAATCAGTGAGAGAAAGCTCATGTTTAATTATGAATTCTTGGGTGTCAAAACTAAAGTCGATGGAATCTTCCGGCCGTATTTTTCGGAAGGTGAGATGATCTACGTATACTCTGGGGGTTTTTTCCAGTTGAACCCAATTTCCCACTGGCATTTCATCATGAAAATGCAGTTCAAGGGAACCTAGAGGATGTGATTTGAAAAATACCCCAAACCCCTCACCCAAAAGGGTGAGGAGCTTTGCTCTAGCACAGTACGTTACGGCTGTTCGATTACTCGGCACCTTCGACTGGAACAGTGCTTAGCATTTCCAGCACTTCCTTGAGCTTCTGATTAAGCTTTCGAGTCGAACCAAAAACTTCACGGTTATACTGTCGAGAACCGTTATCCAAAATTACGGGGTAGTTAAGAACGAAACCGCCCTTTAGTACCTCGATTGTCAAATTGTCAGTGTAGCTGAAGTTGTATTTTGCGTCGTCCATTTTAATCCTCCGAGTCGTCGCCCATGATAGCCATGAGTTCTTCAGTGGTCTCTTCCTTGATCTCAGTCACAGGCACTGCCTTGTGATGCTTGAGAACACGAGCCACTAGTTCATGAGTAAGGTCCTTCTCCTTAAACACGATGTGATCAAGGATTTCACCAGTAGATTGATCAACGACATCACAGACATAGCTGGTTTTCTCGCCAGGCTGAGTGCCCTTTGCGAAGATGCCAAGCGATTCACCCAGTTCAATGAAGCCAGAGAATGGCGACAGACCCGTTGAATAGGGAATTTCCAACTCAATCTTGCGACCAACTTGTGCGAAGCGCGACTTATACGTCTCAACCCGCATGCGGATACCAACGACGTCCGTACCTTCCTTCAGCTTCAGTTTCGTGACAAGAGCTGTAATGGATGGGAAGAACTTAACCGAGTTAGTCATTGCCCATGCACCGTCACCCATCATGATGTCTTGTGGATACACGTGGTCAGTGAATACAACAGCCATTGGCAGCATTGCAATTTTGCCATGAAGCATCTTCAGCATCGACTTACGACGCTTTGCGAGCTGACCTTGGTCACCCTTGACAGTACCATCACGCTCATAGTTCTCCATCTCAGTGGTAGATGCGAGCATTGCTAGCGAGTCAATCACGATGAGGACCTTCGTTCCATCATAATTGTTGGTACCATATTGCTTGACGTAGGCGCTGAAGAACTCAGCAAGAACCTTGTTGACGTCTTCAATCATGGTGACCTTACAGTAGGTCATCGATTCTTCGTCAGTCTTGACTCCAATCTTCTGCAGATATTTGATGTCAAGAGCATTTTCAGAGTCGAGCAGAAGGACGTGCCAACCAGCTCGTTGAGCTTCGCGAATCGCGGATGTTGCCAAGAAGCTCTTACCGCTGCCAGACGGACCCACGCATGCCGTAGATCGACCAATAGGAACGAACTTGTTCCAATCGCCAGTGAGCGAGTAGTTTAGGGCATAATTCCCCGACGAAAGCCATTCATTGACTTCACGTACACCAATCGCGACAGTGTCCATCTTCTGAACACTTTTTCTAAATTCTTTCAAGAATGACATATTTTAGGAATTCCCGTAGAGTGGAATCACGGTAAGACCGTCGATCTTTTTTGCTTCAAGTTGCTTACGCGCCGCTTCTGCTTGGTCCGCAGTAGGAAATGAAATGACTGTCAGACCAGGCGGGGGTATTGCAACATCAGACAAGGACGTTCCCGTGCCATGTACTGCCGTTACCAGCATTAGCGATGCTGATTCAATTTGCAAACTATTCATGGTAAATTAGAGAAGGGCCGAAGCCCTTCTAGTTATTCTGCAGATTGAGCAGCCTTGGCGCGTGCGCGCAGCTGGTCGAGAATAGAGCTGGTCTTGGAGGGAGCAGCTTGTTCGGCAGCGGGAGCCGATTCAACTGGAGCAGGAGCTTCAACCTTGGGCGCAGAGACGGGAGCTTGCACGCGAGGGGTGGGAGCAGGAGCTTCGTCAGAATCACCGTTGAATGCAGCACCAGTCTGTTCAGCGATGAGCATAGCTTCCAAGGTTTCACGATCAACCTTGGTCACGCCATCCTTACCACGGTAGTTCTTCAGATCGAAGAGGTTCAGTTGACCGATGACTTCGTCATCCAGATCGCTTTGCTTAGGAGCGAAGGAAGATTGACCATAATCAGCATACTCGCCAGATTGGGTCTTACGAATGCGGAAGTTGTAGCCACCCTTCAGCTCGAACGGCGCTTCCTCGAGGTCACCAGACTGGAATGCAGCTTGGATTTGCTTGAAGATCTTCGGACCGAATTCAATCAGCTTAACCAGCTGATTTTGGTCGTGGTCGATGGGGGATTCCACGACAATGACTTGTCCAATGTAGGACTTCTTCTTGTAGTACTTCTTGCCTAGAGCTTGGTTGAACTTAGGCGACTTCTCGTCGTAGTACTCGCGCGACAGTTCGCAGATGGGGCAGTGCTCACCATGCATAGACAGGCAGGGAACAGTCTTACGCTCACCATTGATCACGAGCTCGTGAGTGAGGTTCTCAACCAGAAAACCCAGGCTGTTTTCAGAATCAAGATCGGGGAGGAAGCGAACAACGGCGATGCTGCCGACGGGGATTTTCCAGAAGGGATAGAAGAGCTTCCAATTCTGGTTGCCGCCACCAGTACCAGTCTTCGAGGTGAAAGCGGACGTGAGGGAGGCGAGGCTTCTTTTTGCGGTCATTTTTATTTTTCCTAAACGAATTAAACTAAGTCTAAACAATACAACGCGAATTCGCTGTACGAGACTATTTATAGTGGCTGCATCAGGGATGCGTCAGAACTGCATCATGCTCTGACGTTTGACCAGAACCTACTGTGTTGTAGGAGGTCGTTGGACTGTGTATTAGTCCGTGATAGAAAGTCTATTGTATCTCTATTTCGAGATACAGTAAACTTCCTTGAAGCTTACTATTCACCCCTCTCAATCTTCCGCCAGCGCTCACGAGCAGCAATGACTTCAGGCGTGGGAGGAACGGTGACATCAAAATGATCGTCGCCAAACTCCTTGTCAGCAGGCAACGCGTCAATTATGGCGTCGATGAGCGCATGGCAGCCAGCTCGAAGAGTTTCCTTGCTCATGCATTCACGACTTCCAGTGATATTGACTCCGCCATCAGGGGCGTCATGAATTCCAAGAGACAGCTGCCCGAAGCCACCCTCTCCGCTGAAGTTGAAGTAGCAGTTGAATGAATGGATTTCAAACAAATCTACCTGCATCTTCTTCATGCAGTAATCTCCCTATCTTCAGTAGTATTAATGCTTTCGGGTGGTGGCACATCCGGATTGATCTTCTTCAACCAAACACCAGGAATATCTGCCCAGCCCTTCTTGACATAGCCACCCATGTCATCGTATTGGACGAGGTCAGGATTTTCGCAACGCCACACGCGACCATATTGGCTGTGCTCGCCCTGCAAGGACAGCACCTTCACACGTAGACCGATGTTGGGGCTCTTACCCCTGCCCAGTGCATTGATCACTTCAGCCAAATCACCGGCCTTTAACGGCTCACTCATATGGAACCTCCATCCATTCACGCATCCAGGTATCGACGCGTTCAAGTTTTGCAGACGCATCATCTGAGATGCGACCATGCTGATCACTCAGCAGAAAATCAAGCCATGCGCGGTGGCCAAACTCACCCATGCGACGATACATCGCCATTTTAAGGGCTTGACGCTTGCCAGGCTTCTTCATGTCGAATGGAAGATGGTGTTCGATCATGAATGCCACGTTGGCAATGTCAACGACGTCAAAGCAGAGAATGTCTCGAACATCCTCTGCGTTCTCCATCGCGTAGTTGATCCACATGCGGGCGGAGAGGGGCTCATGACCGGCATATGACCGGTATTTGCCTCGCGTCTCACTCCATTTTTCTTGGCGTGAGGGTGGTTTTGCGACATCATGAAAGAGGCATGACACCATTGTTAAGAGGCGCTGCTTTTCATTCCTGTTGGCGTACAGATTTTCTTTGTACCAGGAGAGAAGCATATTGGTGTGGACGCCAACATTCGCCTCGCGGTGCCATTGGCTACCCTCAACCTCGTTGACCATCGCCATCCAGAGATCAGTTTTAAGAAACCTTGCTCTGAAGTTCTCGAATCGTGTTATCGCGGTCACGTTTCTTCATCCTATTCAAATCGTCAACGAAGTCCTCAAACTTACGTGACAGAATTTCTTGTTTTGAATAGGCCTCTACTTCCCACGGCCTATCAATGTATTTGACGCCATCCAGATCAAAATGCTTTCCTCTCCAGATGGCAACCTCGTCTTCACCGTCAATCTTGTATTTGAGTTGTCCACGCGCCAGTTGCTTCACATGCACCATCTCATGGGCTATGACACGAACTAGATCAACACTGCTAATACAAGAATCATAAACCAAACCAATTAAATCATCTAGATGACCCGTCAGCCCTCTGCAACCATGTGTCTTTATTAGATTGCGTTTGGGGATAATCTCTAGATCTGCGCGGCTCTTTCGAAGTTTCAGCTCATTAATCAGCCACGCCACTTCAACGCTAACTAGTCGGTTCTTGACGCTCTTCCCCGTCAAGATAACCTGCATTCATGCTTCGCCCTCTTTCGGAGCGTTCATTGTGATAAGAGAAGTATTCTACTCTAAATCCAATGAAATGAAAACTAGATGCGCTGGAGTACCCACTCGATACCCCATGCATATAATAGGATCACAACTACAAA